TAGAATTCCAGGTGTAGCGACAGCATGCAAAATTTATTAAATGAGTCATTACAATTTATTAAGACACTCCCATATACTGACGTGTCAGTGTGGGTGATGTTGAGAAGAGAAATAGAGATCAATGTGAAATAAATGACGATGACGACACGATTTGTGATTACATGTTTTTATTCATTCCATATCTGGTTGGCATGGCTTCAGTGAATGTTTCTGGAGTATTGTAAATACCATTTTCATTGACATTGTAGAGATACGCATCTGTGAACTGGTTTGCGGATATTCTAAGCTCTGGTCTCCAGTTTTTGGTTTTCACCATTTCTGCCTCCCATTCTATGGTACATGTGACCTGTCCTGTTACATATAGTGTCAAGTATGCATCTGCGTTATTGTCAGTTGGAACGGGTACTTTTGCTACTTTTATAAAGATTGTTCCTGGTGGATGTGCCATAGCGAGTGTACCGTCAGAAGAGTCTACCATAGTGTGTTTGTCAGTGTTTGGTAATTTGTCCCAGATTGGATTATTTCTACATATCGGTGTTGAGTCCCATGCCTGGTTAGGATACATCCAGATATTTTTAAGTTGTGCGAGGTTTTGTCTCGGTGTGTTTTGTACCTGTCCATTTGAGTTTATCTCTGAGCTTAATCCGTCCCATGCCCACACGGATCCAAATCTGGATAGATCCATGTCAATGTTTCTGGTGATTAGTTTTGGTTCGTTTGTGCTTTTTTCGGTTGCGTCAAATGACAGTGAGACAGAGTCTAATCTGGAACATGCCCCGTTTGTAGGTGCCACGTCATACCCTCCTTTTTGGACGCCTCCCCTGTCTGGTATGTTGGTTGCACTCTGAGGATCACGTGTTGACCCTGATGGTGTTGTGAAATACGGATGAGGACATACGGTGATAGGCCCTCTAGCTGCTGTTCCGTGGTTGTTGTCTTGATTAGAGTCTGTGTTTCCTAAATATCCTATAGACGGACCTGGCATCCAATTGCTAGGTTTTGAATACGGAGAATATCTCCTGTAACCAAATTTGGATGCGGCGTCTTGTTGATATACTGGATAGTATCTTCTAGTGTTTACTAGAGGATTAAAGTTTGATTGTGGTAGACTGTATGCTCTAGTATTGTTTACCCAACCACATTCAAAGTCAAAATTAAATTCTGTTTCTTCTCCTGTTCTGAGTACTTCATGAGTGGCTGACTCTAGCACAAAAAATGGTGCGTTTCTTGTTAAATTTTTTTCCACATTATCTGCGTTTAGGTTTTGGTTTCCTGAATCATCTGGCTCTAAGTCTGCGTACATTTGAAAGTATGCATATTGTGGAATTTTCCATGTGTCGTATGGGAGTTCTGGCATAGTGCCGTGATCCCATGGATGCTGCGAATACGGGAATTGGTGTGACCCGTCACAAAATATATGAACACCGGCAGTTAAGTCGTTATTGTAAAGCGTGTCAGCACCTAGTATCACTTTTTGTTTTATCTGCAGATTATATATCTTTACGTGCATATGCACTGGTCTCCATTTGGCATATGTGTTTACTAGTGTCTGCCAGTCTCCCGGTGAAAAGTGTGCGTCATATTCATTGAAATTAAAGAACCCCCACGGTGTGCTGATCCCTACCCATGTTTTGTTTGTGCTAGATGGAGCTGACTCCCAAATACGTTTATAGAGATGGTCGTTGTATATGGGAGCATAGAACTGTCTGGTGCTGGTTGTGATTATTTTGTTTCCAGAAAATACAGTACCAGCTTTCCAACCACCAGTGCTAACACCAACGCCATGCCCGCCACCCCCAGAGCCGCCAACACCGCTGCCACCCCCACCGCCTGCTCTAGCTTGACCACCCCCATCACCACCATCCACTCCATTAAGTTCAGCTGCATCTCCCATGTCTGTATTGTTTGTTTTGGCTTCTTTTGGTTTTCTTGGATATTGTCTGCTGAAATAGTATTTTCTTTTTTGAGCTTGCTCTGGTGTGAGTTTTGGCTTCTTTCCTCCCCGACCTCCTGCTAGTTCCCTTTGTTTGTCTAGATGTGGCAATAACACACGCTTGAGTTTAAAAGCAGATTTTCCGAGCCAGCCGGCGACAGACGAGTCTTTGGACAATGATTCGATAAAATCGCTGTCAGCTTTATTAAAGTTCAAATATGGATTGATTCCAGCATCAATATATGATTGATATGCTCTATCGTGAGTTTGAGCAGTTTTATCTACTTCGTTTACAGGATCACCGTTATCTAAAGGATTAAATGGACCCAGATATTTGAACCCAGGAACGGTCCAACCACCAGGACGTCTATTGGTTGGTGCCATCGACTTCCATGGCGACCGCTAGCATTTCATTATCAGTTACCTCAAATGGCTCTTCGTCGTCTTCCTGTATAGTGGGAATAGACACATGAGCCAGATGAGCAGTGTATACCTGATCCCAATAATTACATTTATTACATTGTTCCCCCAGTGCAAAATGATACATCATGCTCCTATATTTGAAGTCTACATTTTTTTTAAATTCAAACAATATATCTCTACATTGATCCCAAGATATCAGATTATTGGTTGCGTATGATTGGAATTGAGGTTTAGCTATGTTAAAAATATAATCTGTTCCAAATCTAGCCAATCTGGTGCTATGCCAATAAAATCCACAAAAATTTGGACAATCATCACTTGATTTGGCTTTATGTCTAACAAATACATCTAATGGTGTAGGTTTTCCTTTATTTTTATATTTGCTTTTTATAACCTTTACAAAGGGTACACTATAGAGAGTCCCAGTCTTCGTCAGTGAGTGATTCGAAGCAGTGGAGCGTGATTGGTGGTTCTCCTGATTCGATGTCTCCGGCGACGAGACCGAGCATTTCTCCCCACTGCGTCGGTGAGAGCTCAAGCTCCATCGACCCTTCTTGCTCGGCACTGGACTCGGCGTCCGATTCCTGTCGTGGTGTCTTTTCCTCGCGTCCTTCGAGCATTCTCCACTCGACATCGTCGTTTGGCTGGCTATCCCACACAGAAGTAAACAGACGCTTGGCGCAATGMCGGCGTTTCCGTACCTGTTTCTTAGGAGCGTCTGGAGCACTGCCGCCGTCTGTGCTAGTACTCGGAGTTGTTTCAGGTGTTTCTGGAGAATTTAATAAAGTTAGATCAAACTGGTCTATGTAATGAGAAAAGTCTGAATTTGAAGGCATATTGAAAGATGGTGTACCTGCAATGGCGTTTTCGATGTCTCCGCGGTCTCTTGTCTCAAGAGGATAGTATCCGCCGCAGGCGTCACACACACCGTGCTCGTACAGTGTCAGATCCTGTGAATGTCCAGAACAGAATGGTGTCAGCGGAAAGTCATTCGGAGTTTTCTGCAAGTTCCATTGAGCATGGAATCCCAACAACGAAATGTCGAATCGAGAAGAACAGAATGCAAGCCACTGTGCAACTTCTGTTGGAGTGATCTCTCCAAATGTTGATTCTAAACGCTGCATGAAGTTAAATTGTACAACTCTGTCTCGCAGAGGAGCCTCGTGTACATGTGTAATCGAATTTCCACCAACGACTTGATATATGTTGTTGTTTGTAGAGATCACTACAGGTGTCTGTGGCAGTAAATGAGACTCTCTGTGTTTTCTATCTATTCTAAATTCAGTTCCTCCTAGAATGCACTTTGCCTGCTCCACCCAGTCGTTATGCATGACACATTCTTCCCACCATACAATGAGTTTCGCGGCACAATCGTTAAAGATAAAGTTTTTATTCTGATGATTCACACAGCCATATAGCCGTACCGCGTTGACAATTGCCTTTGCCATATTTGTTTTACCGGTGCTTGCCGGTCCAAAGAAATTTATAGTATTTTGTTTCCCTGCCCTTTTTGAAAGAACACACAGAGTCCAATGTCCTGCCATCCAAGGATTGTATCCTTGCTTTAAAAGTAGCTTCCAGCACTTGTTAGTACAGAGCGTGGATCTGTCTGATGTTAGTTCCCGAAAATTAAATCTAACTTGCAAGTAGCTATAGGCACTGTGATTCTGAGTGATTCGTACATGCAGCATGTTTAAAACAGTTTCAATTAGTTTACTACCACCAGGCATAGATTCAAGCATTAAAAGTAAATCAGCGCATCCAGCAACCAAATCTTCATACGTTAGCCACAAATTATCCTCACAACGGCGCAAGCAGTCTAGAATTAATCCCTCTTTTTTGTTCATTTTTGTGTTGACGTGTGGTTGCCCACCCGATAATTCAGAATGATTCGCTATGTTCCAAGACGAACGAGTTACCTTTGGAAGGTCTCCAAATACTTCACCCGAAAATACCGGTTCGTCTTTTACAAGCACCTTGTCTCTAAGATCGTTCCACCATTGACGTCTCGTGTTCAGTGGAACTAATTTCCCATTCATGAAAGATATGCCGTATGTTTTAGACGAAAGTGGAAAATGAGCCGCAGCCGGTGTCGCCTTAGACGGATCGACACACGAGAAGTATCGTAGGTTTTTTGGTAGCAGATAATTGCAGATGAATTCGCGCCCATCGATGCGGCAAGCGTAAAGTCCACCTCCCCTACTCTTATATTGCAGCACAGTACAAAGGTCACCAGAGTTGCCAGGTTGGCAGTGTCGTTTAGCCTCTTTCAGGTTGTTTATTAACGAGAGTGCAAAGGTCGTACTAGCTAGCCGATTCTTACAGATTCTATCTTCTAGAATGGCGATTATATTATCTGCCCATTTATGCCCTAGTATATAGCTAGTACTTTTTGCAGAGTATCTATTCAATCCATCTCCGGCAATGACTAGATGCACATGTATATTCTTCTTTCCCAGCTCACACTGACTAAAGATGCTTGCAATCGGAGGCGCCTTTCCCTGCTTAGAGCTAAACATATTAAACGCAGCCATATGCGCACTGTGAGCTAACTCTACGCAGAAGCTTTTCTCAGGACCGTAACGCTCCAGAAAATCAAGTTGAGCGCGTGGACTGTCTGGTCCTGGCATTGTAGCAAACATCTCAATATTGTCCAGTAGGTCCGGATAGTCAGAGCATAACGCATTCTGGAGAGCTTTCTCATAATCTGAATAGTCAGGTAATGGTAAACGCAACACGTAGGTGTATGCTGGATCCGCGAATTGAATAAAATCGTGGATACTAGCAAGAGGGATTTCTGCCATTGCTGGCGACTCACCGCACGGATGAAGCGTGAGGTCTCCAGGAGGTCTGATCAGCTCAAACGCCGGAAGCAGAATGAGCTTACACGGAAGTTGCAGCAGTATATATACAGATAGCTCCACCCATCTGTTTAACATGCTGACCAATCAGATTACAGATAGTTAATCTTTAACAGGTGTGTTAGTTGCATATTAACTAGTCAGGTTAATCGTTGACCTCTATCATCTAGAATCAACACCCACACTGACACGTCATCGCGCCGGTTAAATAACGCCGGCGGCTTCGCCGCCGCGCGCTTCGCGCGCGCGTTAGATTAACCTG